CGACGGCGGCAGTAACACCCAAAATAGCTACGTCTTGCATCGTCATCGATCGCTTGTTTCGGAAAATAATATATGCGACAACTCCGACGACCAAACCTTCTAAAAGGTACTTAATGGCTCGGCGGAAAATCTCTCTGTAGTCCGTGTTGAATACGTTTTCGTCGTATCTGTAGTCAGGAACCATATATGGGCGTCTGTGGCGCTCAGTCATACGATCTGTCATGCGATCTGATAATAGTGGAGCTCCGGGTGCCGCAGTTGCGGTAGCCGTTCGAGCTGTTGTTACACCGACGCTGGGGGATTGGGGTTGAGCTCTGGCCGGAGTTTCGGCCATTTGCGGCGCCGATGTCCTCGATGGAGAATAATCGCTAACGTAATAATCGTTCATAATTATATATATTTATAGAGAAATTTATTCTAGGTCATATTTTGGAACAGAAACTTTTGCGTAAATTATACCAACATAAAAGTATAGGACTATATGTATGAATAATGACGTACGATCCGAATAAAAATTATAAAATTATCAAAACGATCATGCCGGATGCCCCATTCGGGCATGTCCATTGGCTCACGATGAGTTTCCTAACTCCACAAAAATTAGAGCATACAAAATACTTGGATGTGATCGGATTCAAGATTCATAATGGGTATGGTGCGGAAGAAATTGCGGACTCTGATGCGAAAAAAATCAAAGACGGAAACAAACGCCATGATGTTTTCCCTTTAGAATTAGGAAAGCTGTATCCGTGGGATGACATTTCCAAGGCCGAAGAGCTCGCGTATGATGATGACCGAATGAACGACTTAGAGCAAAAACGCCGGGAGAATGCAGACAAACTTAAACTCATGCGCGAACAATTCAAAAACGAGAACTATAATTTCCCAGTTAATCCCAACGATAAGAGAAAGACCGAGACTGCTGATCGTCTGCGCAATGACTTGTACAAAAAAGGCAAGATCACCAAGAAAGAATATGAAATGATGCAAGAGCGAAATAAACCTTTGAGTGAGATCAAGCACGAAGCTGCCGAACGTGAGCGTTTGGACACAGAAGCCGTCGAGGCCTATGCGACCGATTACTTGGATATCAATGAAGAAGTCCCTTTAAAATACGGTTGCATCAGTATATTCACGCCGAAAACGATCCATAATTTGAAAGAACCGTGCTTTAAGATTCGGGGATTATTTCAGACAGTGGAAGACCTCGATGACCGAATTGCTCAATTGCAAAAATTATCTCCGGATGATCGAATCCACAAATTTGAGGTCGGGCGTTGGTACGTGTATTCGGATGCAGATTTAGAAGGGGACGTGCTGCTTCGACAACTGAACTACGCGATGAAATGCCACTTAGATCTGTTAGACAAAGAGGCGGCTGAATTTGCAGATCGCAAAGACAAATTGAAATCCGAAGCCGAGGCCAAAGCTAAAGGCCAAAATATTTCCAATAAGAAAGAGAGACGGAAGGAGAAGCGCGATGAGCGAAAGAAGCGAAAAGAGGAGAGAGAGAAGGCCGCGAACCAGCCAGTCGGATCAGCTGAACCTAATGCCCAATCCGCTCCAACCCCAACCAAAGATGACTATGTCAAAACGGTCCATTCGCTCCGAGAAGGCGTGGATAACGAATCCATCCTTAATTTAATGGAGTATTTGAATGATGATGAGCTTTTGGGTAAGTTCGTTTCGAATGAACCCGTCGACAGATCTAATGCAGCGGTTCTGGAGCTCTAATGATAAAAATATTTTTAATCATTAGAGATGCAACAAATCCTGATGACCGGAGTCCTGATCTTAGGCGTAGTCTTCGTGACTGTCAGCCTGACCCAAGCATATAGTCGAGGGCAAAATATTCGAACCGTTTACAAGTATGTGCCTCGGACATTTATCGAAGACCAAGAAAATCCGATTCCATTGGATGACATATTTTATGATATGTTCAATAATCCCGCGCCATTCATGGCATCCGTTGATGTTGTGCGACGCCGACAAGACATTGGGGAAAATTTGAATAAGTATTACATTACGGCTATTTAATCTAATTAGAGTTTGACGACCTTCACATCGAAATCATTACGTCGGCGGCCACCGATCGGACAAGTATTTTGTTTGAGGGCCTCATGAGAATCATGCATGTAACGCTTGTTATAATATCTTTTGTGGAAGCGTTTGAATTCATTACAGCCAAAAGTGAATTTGCGATCCGATGCCTTGAACCAAAAAACTTGATCTTCCAAACTGTCCGATTGATTTCGGTTATCGATAACCATGCAATTATAATTTTCCGTTGTTTTTGCGAAAACTTTTTCGAATAGGGGCAAGTTATCAAATATGGACGCGTAATTCATCCATAATTTTTTTCTATTGAGTGATGAATTTTCTCTCAATAAAAAGAAGTAATCGAAATTGGATCTAAGGTTCGGTGGCAATCCCAGCGGTTCCTGCATCGTCAGTATATATGTCAGTTTGTAATGCCGGCCATTCATTAAGATGATTCTGATCTCATTAATTTTGGCCCATTTGCTTCTCTCAGCTAAGCAATCATCCATGACCAATATCCCGGCCGGATCGACCTTCAGACCTTTCTTCTTCTTGATCTTTTGTTTTTCCATCATTTCTCTCTGGCGAATAATCACCTTGTTAAGAATTTCGGCATTAATATCGTAATGAATGTAGATATCAGGGAAGAATTTCTTATACTCACCATTCATTTGATCTGAAGGTGAAATGACCATACCGCCCGGAATGTGTCGCTTCGCATACAATAGGTCTCTTGTGACGAAACTTTTACCTGAGCCTCTTTTAGCAATGACAACGATAGCCGCATGATCTACCATTCTGTCTAATTTGAATTCTTTTAGTTGGATTCTGTTATAATTCATTTGTCTACTATAAAAAAGGATTTTTTATTTTGGGCTCAGATGATAAAATTATACTCCTTAATATTACTAATACGAATGGCTAGCGGAGGTATTGTCCAAATTGCCGTATATGGGTCCCAAGATATTTTCCTAACGGGAACTCCTCAAATAACTTTTTTCAAAGTCGTATATCGTCGTCATACAAATTTTTCTATTGAGCAGATTCAACAACAGTTCGTCGGCACTACTAATTTCGGCTATGAGATGACTTGCGTCATTGATAAATTAGGAGATTTGATGAACAAAGTCTATTTGGAAATAGATCTGCCGGAAGTTCGGATGGTGAAGAATCAATGCGATTTGGCGAGTTGCTTGACCCGTACTAAAGGCGAGCTGACCGAATGCAAAGTATTGTATGATATGGTTCGTGATTATATCGAACTTAATACACAATTCGCCAAAGAATTGTTACATTTGCTTCGGACATCCAATATTTCCATGGAAGAAATAGATTTGTTGATGTCCGATGTCAGATTTATTGGATTATTGGTCGAATCCAGACATCGGCTTCAATCTTATTTGCGAGCGATCCGATCGCATACGAGTCAGCCGATCCTATTACAAAATGCTGAAAGGCTCGCACACAATGTAAGTATCATAGATATTCAACTAAAGTACTGGGGATTTGATTCGGCATGTTCATCCAGGCGATCCGATTTGATGTGTTTCGTTCATCAACATCTATACCCACGCATGCAAGACTTTTACCTTTTCTTTTATGATTTGTACGCGAAAACGAAGATAAAATTAGATCGGATGGTTTATGGGACTCATACAGATGCCTATGAGTTCGCTTGGGTCGAAGAGATCGGGCACGCAATCATTGATGAGATCAGTGTTCGAATCGGTCCTCAACTCATTGATCGTCACACTGGTGACTGGATGATCGCATATAACAAGATTACACAGCGAGAATATCAATTGAAAAATTATTACAAGTTGATCGGTAATGTCCCACAATTATTCGTACTAAATGATGCGCCAAAACCATCTTATAAGCTGATCATACCCTTAGCCTTTTGGTTTTGCAAATACACTGGATTATCCCTGCCACTAATCGCGCTTCGATATCATGACGTCATGTTTAATCTCCGGCTCAAAGATCTGAGTTCCGTGGCTTACGTATCGGAGCTCCCAGACGGCATGAGTCTTCAGCAAGCGCAGGTGAAGTACGATATTAATATCAGAAATGCCGTATTGTTCGTCGATTATATTTTCTTAGATTCGGATGAGCGCAGACGATTCGCTCAATCCACACATGAGTATTTGATTGAGACCGTGCAATATGATACGTTCGAGAATATTTTGGGTACGAATGCCAACACACGCCTGTCTTTCGCTCATCCATGCAGATATATGATTTTCTTTTGTCAGCCAAACCAATACCGATCGAACCCAACGGGTCTGAACAAATGCCAATGGAATAATTTTGGTACGACTCCGTGGAAAGGTGGCCAACCAGTTGATAGGGCATTCATTCGACTAAACTCGACGAATATTACGGATTCGACACAATCGCCCTTGTACTTCAATTATGTTGTGCCATATTATTATTTTCGACGTGCGCCAACTGATGGATTATATGTGTATTCATTTAGTACAGACCCAATGGAATTCCAACCGAACGGCACGTGCAATTTTAGTCGGATAGATGATGTGAGTATCGAGTATGAATTCAGTAGGGAATTTGTTCGGTTGGTTAATCAGAAGGCTTATTGCCCTGAAGATGCGATTAGGTCTGCTGGCATTTGTACTGGGATTTATATTGGGACGTACGTTGTGGCTTACAATATTATTCGCATCATGAGTGGAATGTGTGGATTAGCATTTCAGACTTCGACGTAAAGCCACTTTGTGGCGGACCTTCGGTGAGGGAAAATTTTATGTTTAGAATGTATAGATGTCGAACTGCCCAACTATTTATCCATTTGCTGCAATCGGACTTTTTATCTTATCGCTAATAATAACTATATTTTTAGGATTGAGTCGTTCTGCAATGAGTAGAGACGGTGCCGCAGGTAAAGCTGTTTCAATTGATCTTGGTATGTGGATGTTTTTGTCATTAATTGCTAGTTCGTTAAACACTTTGATATGCCTAGTATTGTTAGGTTTTGGATTGTTTACGACATATGGATCTACTGAATAAATTATTTGATTTCCGATCGTATAACAAAATTTTATGTTTAGAATATATATATAAACATGACGAGTTCGAGAAATATCTTGATGGGATTTTTGGCCGTGACGCTTATCTTGTCGCTAATGGGGTCCATTTTCGCTGGTAGAGCCGCGGCCATGGCGGCTGACCCGGCGAATAGCTCAAGTGCCAGAGGATGGGCCATCGGAGCTACTATTACCAATTCATTTAACCTATTAGCATGTTTGATCGTTGCCATACTTTATTTTTACATGAGGAAGAAACAGAACATTGATTAAGCTGATTTAGTTGCCTATGTTTACACTATTTTATTTCGAATATTATAGTATAGACTAATAAATGCTACAAAAACACTATCGTAAAGTTTGTTGTCCGGAACCTGAGCCAAATGTACCTGTCTGCGGAGACCTTTCGTATGACCAATGCAATGACATATGCTATTCTGCGGGAAATAATTTATCGTATGATCCTCAAAGCGCACTCAGAGTTAATTTGTGCGTGAATCCTTGTTATGCATCCCTGGACACAATGTGTAATAATCCTGCTTGTAGATTTTGTCGAAATAAGATTGGGATTCGCGATCGTGATCGTAATTGCCGCATCCAAAATCGCGGATGTGACTTAACTTCCAAAATCTGTAATAATGAAACACGCTGCAAGAAACCCGATTGTTGTATATTGCCAGCAAAATATCGTTTTGTTTTAGTGGATTTAATCTCGAATAGACTAAATTTTGCCCGAGTCCAAGATCCGGAGCTGGTTAATCCGATTGGTGGAATTTTTATCGACGGAGTCATCTGGGCCG